TACCGATTTCCGTATCAAAAACAGTAAGTGTTTTCAGTTTTGCTCCCTTCGTTGTTTCCAATTCTCCATTTTTGATTAGACCACCTGCCTCCTCGACTGCTTTCAAAGACCACAAGTCGCTATAACTGAAATTAGGAATACTACTAGTAAGTGCGAATGATGCGACCCACAGAGGCAGTCCGCTTGTAGATACTAATGACAGCAACTGTGTCCAAGTAAGAGCAGATGATTTGGTCAAGGATTCCCATCTCGCATCACCAGTATAGAAATTACCCTGTAGATTGGTGTCCGTGTTTTTGGATATTGTTCGCTTACCTATCGTGATTACGGTAGTCGTCGCTCCGACTTCTGGTGAATCAATACTACCGATGTTGATTCGGTTGTTTCTCGCCCCGATATTGACCGCCGTTTCTGCGCCTACGCCAAATGCTGATCCTATCTCGATTTTATCGATTGCTTCAATTGTATTTAGATGTGCGTAACTCCATACCTGTCCGTTAGGTGATTGTAAAAGAATGCGGTTCTGATTATAGTTTCCTGTGCTGCCCATCGTGCCAGAGTTATTGATGCTTGATATAGAGTTTCCACCTGTGCTGAGCGACATCTGTCTTTTGATTCTATCGTTGATACTCACTTGAAATGTGCTGGCGGTTGCTGCTCCATCGTCGCCTTGAACGCTAGTCTGATATTGTGTCTTGGTATTGAGTGCGCCGATGCTTGAATCATTACTATCTATACGGGTTTTGAGTGTTGCATTACGATTGTCGTTATTAACAACCCATGACTGCGTGAGTGCTGTCGTGTCCAAATAAGTAAGTTTTGTAATGAGATTATCAATAGCGGTTTTGAGTGTCGCATTAATATTTGTGTTTTCGACCACCCACTCGGTGGTTAGTCCATTTGTGTTGAGATATTGAATTATCTGTCGAATCTCATCAATCTCTCCCTGCTCGAACTGGTCTCCAGCGACCAAGTTATTTATGAAAGTCTGGAACGGGACACCATTAATGAATAAACTATTGACATTTAAGGCGGGAATCTGATATACTCCTGCGTTGCTTGGTTTTAGCGACATTTGATAGTTTAATATACAGCTATATAAAAATATAACAGGTATATTATATTGGAGGTTTATTTAGTCTAAATTATAATATTCTTTTACTATATAACACATAATAAGAATGGATCGCCAAGCAGACCATAAGGTAATCAAGGCTACTAAACACTTCATCAGCGTTAGTAATGCTGACAGTAACGACTACGGGGTTAATGGGTTCAATCCAGGCCAGATGTATATCACTTTTAACAATTCTGGTATTACAAATGTGCAATCATATAACGACTCGACCACTACCAACATGCGACCCATCAGTTTTTCTGCTGATGTTTTTTATAATAATGTCGCCCAATCATTTCGCAACAACCGTTTTCGTATCTCGACCATCACCGATAATGCATCGGCAGCTATTCGTGTAGGTGCTGTAAGTGAGGCAACCGCCCCTATAACCGTCTCAGTCCCTGACTATATTTATAAGACTGGTGCCGAATTGGCAACCGCCCTTCAAACTGCCCTCAACGCCAAACTGATTGCGTGGATCGGTGGGAATGTGATTAATAACTTTGCTGTTACATTTAATGGTGCTACTAATACATTCACCCTTGCTTATAATGTTGATGCTACTGCTGGTATTGCCGCCCTCAACCCTATCCTCGTCCTCACTACATCATTTACCGACACCGACACTCTTGCTTACGACAGTTCTCGCATCTGGGGAACGACTGGTTCGGTAATGGGCGGGGTTTATGTCTCTGGGACATTCCAACTCCCTTATGCTAATCGTGTCGCTGGTCTGGCGTTGCCTTCGTTTGTCGATTTGAATACCGTCCAATTATTTAGGGTTCATTCCAATATCAGCAAGCGGTTCTTTGCGAAGATTGGTGGTGCTGGTGCGAGTGCAGCACAGAGACCCTTGAGTTTAACCGATATTCTCTTTGAAATCCCTTATGACGGTAATTTGGGTGCTACTTTGAACCATGAGTTCGCCGATGACCGTTATTATCAAGAGGTCGCATCTAACCTCGATGAGTTGCGCCTGACTATTACCGACAACAAGAATAATGTGGTTACATTCACCAATAACGCCGAAATCAACTTCACCTTTTCTATCGACAGGCAGATCATCGTGCCTGATAATGAAGAGCGCATAAAGGCGTTGGGCGACTATAACCGATTCCGTTCTTATTAAAGACCGTTCCGTCGGTCTCACGGATATATTGCCAATTTAGGAATAATAATATTCATATAATATAAAATGACCTTTTATACTATAAAAAAGCGTGTGTGTGGTGTGTTCGATAAGATACGCTACTACCTATGCTGTTGTGACTGCTGGAAGATGCAAGGCGGGGCGGGGTGATGCGATTATAATTGAATTACTAATCTCGCTAAAAAAATCGAAATGAAAATATATGTTATATTTTATAATCTAATCTTAATATAATAATGCGTGTTTTGGAATTGTTTAGCGGAACTGGTTCAGTCGGGAAAGTGTGTCGTGAGAAGGGTTGGGAAGTTATTTCGCTCGATCTAAAGGGCGCAGATATAAATACGAATATATTAGATTGGGACTATGAAAGTGCTTACCCAGTCGGACATTTTGACATCATTTGGGCGTCCCCACCGTGCAATACATTCAGCGCACTTGCTCGGGCTCGTTTTACAAAAGAAGTGATGACTGACCGTATCGATACTATTGGTCTCCCAATCTTGCGCCGTGCAGAAGCAATCATCGATTATTACAAACCACAATATTACTTCATGGAGAATCCACAAACAGGACTGATGAAAAACTATGTTACAAGACCTTACTATGATGTGGATTATTGTATGTATTCAAACTGGGGGTATAAGAAACGAACCCGTATATGGACTAACAGAACAGGTTTCACTCCGTTATTGTGCGACAAGAATTGTGGCAATACCATTCAACACCCCCTCAACCCGAAAAGTATAGTGCATATAAACAACTGCGGGAATACCCAACAACGGGTATTGTTACGAGAACAGGGTATTAATTTCAAACAATCGCAAAATGACCGTTACAGAATACCACCTAGATTGTTGGAGGGTTTATTGAATGTATGATCATTATGCTAAATCGGCGTCTTGGTTCATTTTCGCCCCCATCTCTTTTTTATTTATAAATGCATACACTCTTGCTTGACCCCATGCTTCGGGTGATTTAATAAAGGGACGGACGGAAGCGGGGTTCGTTTTGAATGCGCCTACGCCACGATTGAATACCTGCTTCAACACACTCAACTTGATCTTGCTTATCTTGGCGAGTTCGGATAGACTATGGGGTTTGTCTTTGTCGAACCCGTGTCTTTTATTAAACTGCATTTTATGTGTTGTAACCATTTTTATTATACATGTATATAATAATAATGAAGGAAAGTGAATTAGTGAAAATCAGCAATCCTGTAACCGTGAAGCGCAAGTTCGCCACTTACACAAAGGGTGATGGTGCGAAACTGATGGTAAGCAATCGCCCAGATAAGAAATACAAGGTCATCAAGCCCGACGGGACAACCGTGCATTTCGGATCGACTTTAGAGGACTATACCAAACATGGCGACGACAAACGGCGGACTGCTTACCTTAAACGGTCTGCGGGAATCAAGGGCGACTGGCGTGCCGATAAATACTCGCCTAATTCGCTGGCAAGGGCGCTACTTTGGTAGTTAATTATATTTAGGGAGTTTCAACTTAAATATAATATTATGTTATATTAAAAAAGTATTTGATAATGTCGTATTTTGAAATATTTAAACGGGAGATTATAAATCTAAGTATTTCGAATACTTATGATGAGGCGTGTTCTGAATGGGACGAGGTTTGTATCGATGAAGCTGATGGTGATGATTACGAATGTATTTGCACTCACCCTATAAAACAACTGATTACAATCCGTAATCGAGAGAATAATAATGAGACCATAGTGGGTTGCGATTGTATCCAGAAAATTACAGGTATGAAAAACAAAGATTTATATTTACCTGTTCTAACAAATCTTATAGAGTTAAAACGGGATCCAGAAAATACGACCATCAGTAGAAACCTGATAGAGTTTATAAAAACTAAAGATATACTAGATGATAAGCATGTTGCGTTCCTGCAACAAATGAGATGCAAACGCCGACTATCCGAAAAACAGGAACTTTATTATAATGGTTTAAAAAGTAAAATCGTCCGTATTCTTGGTAAGAGAAGTTGTTAGAAACCCGTTGTGTGTTGTTCGTCGCCTCCTCCTCCGCTTCACTTTACTATGCTTTTCTTTTCTTTCTTATTTATTATTCTTTATAAAACTAATAATAAATAAAGGAAAAGGTGGATAGTGGATAGTGGATAGTGGATAGTGGATAGTGGATAGTGGTAAAAACCTAGTCACTAGAAATGGAAAAAACCTATTTCATTTCATTTAATTTCCATAAATCTTGGAAATAAAATGATATAATAAAAAAAAAAGATATTATATAGATGGAGTTGAAAACCACTATCCACTATCCACTATCCACTTTTTAAGTGGGTTCTTGGAAATTAATCCGCCAATTCCTTCAATAAAGTATCCACTCGATAGTATCGTGTATCGCCAATACTAGTTTCTCGTCCTTTGATAAGACCCTCCCATTTCTTCGTTTTTAGAAACACTCCCAATTTGATTGGGGTTGTTTCATATCGTGAGTATCCATTATCCTTGCACCATTCCATAAGCATCGAACACGCCATTTTTCCAGATAGTTCAATAACGAACTCATCATTTATGATCTTATACTCTTTTTTGTTATTAATGAGATAAGTAGGTTTATTTATCTTTGCGTCAGCAATCAAGTCCTTAACCCAGAGGGTAGGCACATCAACCGATAATTTCTGCAGTTCAAGTGCGAACTCCGTCATTTTGGGTGGGGGTAGTATTCTAGTTACTTCCATAGTCTTATAGTAATTGTAGAATCCACGAAGCACATCGAGATTTTCCAATAGCGAATAGAATCGAGACCAGTATTCCATATTGCCCTTCATCTCATCGCTCATCTTACACATGAGGAAACGACGAGAACCCTTGTTGATAGTCATACCTCCGTCCCACGCATTCGTGAGACCAGCGAAGCGGTGGAATGATTTCATCTCGTAAGCACCCTTACCTTTGTGTTGAATCTGAATTGTCGGTTCGGTGATGAGGTTCTTTATCTTATCAATCCCACTACCTGTCATCTGCTTTGAGATCTCATCAAAGAACACGAGGAATGTAGTTTCCATCATATTATTAAACCGACCCCATACATACTCTTCTGGGTTTGCGGTCAGACTAACTTTTGACACACCCAATAATTTTCGCATCAGTTGCACGAATGAACCCTTGCCTGAACCCTCCGCACTCTGGAAGATAGGCATGTGCGTCTTTGTATCTGGGAATTGAATCATCTGCGCAATCCATTTCTCAAACTCCTCTAATGTATCGGTTTGGTGGTCACACATGATCGATAGGTGGTTTCGCAAAAACATAACTCCCAACCAAACATCAGGTGTAGTATGTAAAGGTGTATTATTATACCTTTCCATCTCAAAAGGAGTCCATATGTTAAAACAGTTCTTGGGGCATTTCGATATATCAGGGAAACAATCCATACGATCGTATCTGCGGATAGTCTCGCATTTAATCCAGACGGGGATAAAGGGAACACATTTTTCAATCTGTTTATCATCTTCCCATGCTTTATACTTTAGATTAAGATGTGAAAAGGCAACAGTCAATTCAGAAGTATTGCGTTGGATAAGTTTTCGGTTATTCTCTTCGTCGAATGTTTCTTGAACGAAACACGAGTTTTGAATGACTTTGAAGTTTTCTTTTTCGAACTCAACCTGCATCTTCTCAAATGCGCCGTTGTAATCCAATAATGTTTTTTCTTCGTTGTTACGCTTCGACTCCTTCTTGTCTTTCTTCTCACGAACTTCAAGTGCGCTATTATCTTCACGAATAATAATATGGGGTTCATAAACAAACTCGGTATGGTAATCCTTATTCATATCCTTCATGGAGAAATCTAATTCCAACCCGAATTTATCATACACGAGTTGGGTCAAATCTTCAAGAAGAACACGAATACCACCATTAGCATCAACACGGTCTTTCAAGAGCATAAAACCGTCGTAAGAGTAAGTGATGATGTGTCCTGCTTCAACCTTAGTGAAAACACCGAGATCTATAATATGGGTCATCAAATATTCTATAATCTTGATTTCGTAGTCTTGCATCACCGCAGAGAAGAAAGACCCACGCTCGTTCTTTTGACCTTTATTTTCTTGTTTTTTGCGATAAGTATCGCATTCCTTCTCGTAGAGTTCCTTGTTATTGTCGATAAATAATGTAGTGATGGATTGGATTTCAGAATGGAACTTATCAAGGAAACTTTCAACTTCAGGGTCAGTCCCAGTAATTGACATCTCGCCATCTTTTCCATGCTTCCACGATGAGACAGTCCCACCATACATAAGAGCGATAAATGCGTTCTTTGCTCTAGCACGGTCACACCTGTAAGAAGACATGATTTCAGAAATAAGTCTTTCTCTATCATCGCAGTAATCGTCAAGGTGAGGATATTCAAGTTCGATAGATTTACCAGCAGGTAAGGTGTTCCTAATAATATCTCTCAATATTCTTGGGTGCGCATTATCAATATCAATATCGTAGTATTTTTTCCTCATCAGGGTATTTCGGGTTACACGGCGGATACAGGTCATACCTAGTGACTTGAACGGATAAACTCTACCAAGTTTGCGCTTGCCTCGTGTATATGTTACTGCAACTAATTCTGACCTCTTCTTATAATTGTCGGCATACTTCGTCAGGTGAAGTTTTTCATTTCCATAATCATTCAAACCCCAACTTTCTTTATATTGGTATTTCACAAAGTCTGATGACTTGAGTGTGTTGAGTTCGTTGAGATCAATCTGTTCGTAGAGCGTAATGCCGTTGAGGGCGGATTCTGAAGGTTTGACTTGGAGGGAGAACATCGTTGTTTGTTGTTATATTCTATACAAAGATAATAATTTTGTGTTTAAGTGGTTTTTCCCTTAAATGTTCCTAAATATAAAAAATATGGATTCAATTTTTTATATTATAAAGTATTCATAATATTTGGATATTTCGCTAATGCGTTCAAAACCATTCGTTCGGCCCGCTTCATCTTATCGTCGTCGTTGATAGGTTTTTTTCGGTGATATTTTGCCCGATCTTGTTCTCTACATTTTTCCAGATTGGCGAGACGGTATGTGCGCATATATTCCCGCATGTATGCATTCTTGTCGGCAGTCTTCTTGACGGTTGGTTGGTCGGTGGGTTGGTCGGTGGGTTGTTCCATTTCTTTATATATATAGAGAAGATTATATTTAAGTTGAAATCCCTAAATGTAATCAATTTTTTTCAGAATAGGATTTTAATATATATTATTAAACATATATAGAGATGACGCAACTAGAAAGGTTTTTACTAGAAAAAATTAATGAACCAGATTGCCCTGTCCATTATATCGAGATCTACCACTCGCTATTTAGGAACTAAATTATAATCTCTCGAACTATATAAATGAAAGCAGAATGTTTTATGGTTATGGTTTTGTTTGCAAGCGTTGCTGCTGTTCCAGTCCAACCGATAAGCAACCTGACGCACCAGCACAGGTCGTCACACAACCCGCCGATGTCCCAAGCACCCCAAAGCCTCCACCCAGTAGCCCCGTTATTGAACCAGTCGGACAACCAAACTACCCAGACCTTCCGACACTTAACCCAAGCCTTATCAGGCAAGAAGACGACACCTACAGCACCTAACAAAGTCGAGGAATACGCCAAGAAACTCCGTGCAGATATGGAAGCGCAAGAACGAGTCCTGAATGTTTATATTAAGAAAATCAAAGATCGCCACTCAAATACCGAATCCAAGTTGAAAACCGTAAAGATTATATTAAAGGGACTTAAAGACGAAATAGCGAATGCGACAAAGTATGCGAATGCATATCAGGGACAAGACAACGACCTAACCAAACAGGACATGCTGTATAGGACGGAGTATGATAAGTCGTATAAGATGTATTTAGAAGAACAGGCGAATATTAAGTTCGAGAAGCAATTTCTAGATGCAATCCTTCAATATATCAAATTAAGGAAAACGCAAAAGTGTTGATTTTTTTATCTCCATGTATATCGGTAGTAGCCGAAGTTGCAAGGCACTACCCCACCCATTTAAATTGCTGGTTATACCAACCGTCGTGGCGCAGAGGCTAGCGCGCTGGGCTCATAACCCAGAGGTCGTATGATCGAAACATACCGACGGTAAATTAATAAAATGTATGATATTTGTATTTCACACATTTTATAAAAAAATTGATTTGATTTTAGGCGGATAGAAAATTGAAGACAGTTAATCCCAAGAATTAGGACACAGCAACAAATCAAGAATGAATGCAGAACAGCAAACCAAGCAGACAAAAAAACCCAAACAAGAGGGTTTCAAATGGGGTCAAGAACTTCTCAAGGCAAAAGAGATTATCGCATCTCTTAATCAAACTATCGAAGAACAACATGAAATGATTGATACACTTAATGATGATAATGACGCTCATAGAAATCAATTACATAGAACATTAACAGAAAATGAAAAGCTCAAAGCACAAGCCGACAGAACCGAAACTTACAAGAAGTTTTTGGAACAGGAAAATAGGGAATTGAAAATCAAAAACAAATATCTTGAAGAGAGCATCACAATTGAGAAACTGAAAGTTGAAGCGAACAAAGCGTTTATGAAGACACAAGAAGTAGATTTCACGACAAGGTTCGAAGAGAATGCGGAATTACATCGTGTCTTCTTGCGAAAGGATATGGTGATTAATGGTCTTCAAGATAGAGTTAATGCTCTTGAAGACAAATTGAAAAAAAGATCTAACTGAAGAACGCCATCGCAGCAGCCCGTGCATCTTCGAACTTGCGGTCAGCACCAACCATCGGTCTAATATTCTGTTTCTGATTGCTATGAAGCACTCGAGGAGGTCTGGCGAATGGAGTAGGAGGTTCAGGCGCAGGCGCAGGCGCAGGTTCATCTTCGTATTCAGGAGGATTGTGGATACTTTCCAACAGGGACTGGAATGCCTGCGGATTGTTAGGCTCACGGTATATCTTTAACTTCATGTAAGGCATCTCCTTCTTAACCGTCTTACTCTTTTTCTTTGGTTTCTCTTCCTCTTCCTCCTCGTCGCTCGATACAGGCAGGCAAACCTTCTTCGCTGCCTTCTTTTTCGGCGCATCAGGGATTGGGATCGGTGCGCTTGGTGGCGACTGTATCTCTTGCAATACAGGTGGTTCAGGTATGGGGATAGGTTCAGGTGCGGGAGTGGGAGCGACCACAGGTTCAGGTGCTGGTGCGGCCTTCGCTGCCTTTGCAGCCTTCGCTTCGTCCTGCTTCTTGATTTTAGCGATTCGGGCCAGTTCTAGTCTCTTCAAGAGGACATCTCGTTCAGCGGGGGTAATTGCCATTTCGTTTTGTTATAATATACCTAAAGATAATTAAAATAGAAATTTGCCTAAATTACTTTCCCTTCAATTTATCTGGAATATGCTTCGCATAAACCAATCCTGCGGTTGCGACTGAATGTTGCATCGTATTAGCGAGTGCCTGCTTCTTCGCCATCTCGTCTTCATCAACCTTGTATAAATCCGAAACAACAGCCCGACGGATCTGGGTTGATCCTACTTTCACACCATCACCCGAGAAGATACTATTTATAAGTTTGGTATAGGTAGGTCGAGAGATTGGAGCATCGATTCCATCTTTGCCGATAAACCAACCATGCGGGGACATACGGGCAATAACATCACTATACTTGATAATCTCCCGTGCAACCTCAGTAGGCAACTTGATTATCTTCTCGGCATACTCCTTCTTCGTCTTGAAATTATTCAGATATATTGTAGCCTCACCTGTCCTCTTACCAATCAGAATATAATTGATATTCTCGTCTTGTTTAGCGGGTAGAGCAGTAACCAACTTCGCATCGGCGAGGTCATTTCGCATCGGACAATTGATATGAATCAACAAAGCGAGATATTTAATAAGCATCATGTATTCCTTATAAGTGTCGATTGCGCTAAGGTCGGGCAACTTCTGGCGCAGGTATTCAACCTTCTCCTTCATACCATCAACACCGACCCAGTTGTCCGCCACCTTAGGATTCATCGTATTCGTTGCGTATGTGCTATTGACTGCATCGCTCAACTCCCCCATGCGCTTATCCAATATACCCAGTATCTTATCGGGCAATTCAAACATATCGCTCCACACTTTTAGAATAGCGATATTATTCTTCTTACTGAAGTCGCTCTTCATAGCACCGATGTAATCCATAATCTTCTTGAAGTTGGTCTCGATCCATTTACCCGAATCGATGGGAGCAGTATCCCCAAGCCCGATCTTTTTGTAAAGACTGTTGATTGTGGATCTGTAGGTTGTTAATGTCTTTTCCGAGAGATGGCTCATTATTATATAAATATGTAAAGATAATATTTATATAATTATTCCTAAATTGGCAAGATTATTCAGAAGCAAACTGCATCTCTTCATCGAAGCACAGGCGAACCCAGCGGTGCTTGTCATACCACAAGTTAAGAAACCCGTGAGGGGTATGCTCGACTAGGGTTAGTGCATCGTGGTAATTCTCTTTTGAACCCTTGAAGAGTGGCGAGAACTCGTTGAATATGCTGTCAGCAATCCCAGCGTCCTTCGATGCGAACATGATGATATTATTAGCGTTCGACCTTATTGGTTTCGACACCATCTTATAATGCTGGGTTAGAATAAATACATTACAAAGGTGGGGTTCGTGGCGATGCTTGATAATGAACTTCACAAACCATTTGCCGTCTTTCGAGTTTGCACCTGAAATCAAAGGCGATCCAAGTTGGTCATCAACAACTAGAGTGCTAATAGGGGGGTGGTGGAAGTTATGCTGTTTAATCAATTCCTTAACATCAGTATCCTCATCGAGCATACCCGACTCAATAAGGATATTCAATTCGTCTTCATCTATGCTGTCCTCTTTTTTCAGGTATTTTTCAAACAGGTCAAATATAAACTGATGCTCTTTCCATGTATTTATTCTCTCGGCGATCTCATCAAGTATCCCTTCCATCGACTTACGATTGAACTCGTCATAATATTTAATGTTGTCTGGATACTTCTCTAACAGATGTTCTACCTTTGCGTCCTTTGTTCCCGACACCCAATAAACAATATTGTCACCAGTAAGCATAACATCTTTTTCAATATTCAGAATATTAATGACGGTATTGGTCTTGCCACTATTGCGGGTGCCTGTAATTACCGATAGGTAGAATGATGCCTCACCGCTCATGTGATAAGTCGGGAATGCATACGACCCTGTTGTCTTGACTTCTTTGTTTTTATATTTAGTCACTTTTTTCAATTTAAGTGCCGACATTTAATTCTTTATTATTATAATAACAATATATATTAAAATAACAATTTATTCTAATGGCTAAAAAGAAAGTGTTACGGAAGAAACGGGTTCAAGCACAGAAGAAACCTCAACCATTACCTAAATCAGTCCAAGCGTTGTTACGGTATTTAGGGGGTAGTGATGTTAAGGTTGGATCATCGGCACGACAACCAGCGATGGTCGCTAATCAATTTGCACCACAGCAACAACAACAGCAACAGCAATTTCAGCAAGCACCACCACCACTCCAACCGAGACGACAACAACCAGTAGGTCAGACGATAGCCGCATCACCACTTGCACGACTAGCACCACCACCACCAACACCACAACCAACACCCGCACAGCAAGCACCTATAATTATTAAGCAATCCAAGAAAGAATCTGCGCCTGCATCTAGTGATGTCCTTGCACTCAGAACCAAAGTGGGATTATTGGAACAGGGATTATCATCATTTAAGCAACAGGCGGGTCAGGTCGCAGTCGCATTAAGTGAAGGTATTCGCAAGTCACTAAAGGCGGCGCAACATTATCAGGAGCAGGATTACGACCCGCTTGATAGTGAGGTTGATATGTCGCCAGCGGCGAAACCTTATGTAGCGGAGCAAGGATTACAAGTGGCGACAGTCAGCGCACCCAAACCAGCACGGTCATCATCAGCACCAACACGAGCAAGCGCAGCATATGAAGCACCAGAAATAGAAGCAGGTCAGGGAGCGTTCGCAGCATCGCAATATGTTAAGGCGGTCGCAAGTCCAGAGATGACCCCGAAAGTAACATTAAGGGGCAGACCACGACTTACCGAGCAACAGAAGGCGGCGAATGCAGAAGCAAGGAAACTAGAGAAGGCGCAGAAGAAGGAACTACTTAAGACGGCAGGAGAACAATTATACCAAGAGGGTCAAAGCGCAACCAAAGCGTTAGAAGCACTTACAAGCACAATAGCCGCAAAGAAGAAAGTAAAACTAGTATTGAAACCAAAAGCAGGAAGTGTATTAGCAGGTGTAGATCCATCAACCCAAGTTGAGTTTTTAGCATCAGGTGGTGGAGCGGCAGCGGCACCCCAACAACGGGGTAAGAGTGTTTTAGAAATGATGGGTGGTGGATCGGCGAAAAAATGATTAAATAATAATCTTGATATAAATATATAATTGCTACTTTAGGAAATTATGTATTGCGAAACTGCTGAAGAACAGGAATGCTTTAAGAGACTCAAGGAGTTCTACCCAGCACAACACGACTACATGTTAGACCTGATTGCGTGGGTCTTTACGAACAAGCCCGAGAGATTTGATGATATTATGGCGGAACATCGAGAGAAGGGAAATGATACTATGATAGATTTAGAGAACTTTGATATAAAATCGATAATGAAATCAAAACATTTAGAACAGTAATTTATTTTATCAGGTTATAGTATAACATAACATTAAGCAAATGCACGGAATCGGTTCAATCAAAATGTCTGCTGTGCCTTCGGGTGTTGGCAAGATGGCGTCGGGTGCGATGAAGTTCGGCGTTGGAAAGATGGCTGGCGATGAAAGGGCAGAAGCAAGGAAGGCGGGAATGAAGGCCAACGAAGGTTTAGAGAAACTAATGGCAGCCAAAGGTAAGAAATAATAACCTAATTCATTTTAGGAATAAACGAATATATATCAAAATTATTCTCTTTTGATATATTATAACAACATACATAATGACCGACGCAATCCCCAAGTCCCTCCAATACGGCTGCCAGAATAGTCAGGCAAGAGTTGTGCGCCAGACTATCCAGCCTCAAGGTGTTTCTACTGGCACTACTGGCGCACAGACAACCTTTAGGTTCAAGTTGCCCGAGAAGTCCCTGATTGATCTTAAGTCTCTTTCTTTCTACTATGATTATACTCTGTCTGGTATGACTGATGCCGCTACTAACTACTCCAACGCTCTTCTGCCTGCTGCATACAAGCACTTCTCAGCTGTGAAGTTCTATGTGTCTGGTGCTGTCGCCGCAAACGGTATGTGCAATCACTATGATATGGCATACCACGCTCTCGCCCGTGCCAGCGGTTCTGAGGACTGGGTCAATTCCCGCTGGAACAACGGTCTCATCGAGACTCTGCAATCTGGCGACGCCAACGGTCTTATCTCTGATATTACTGCCCAGTCTTCCGCTGCAGCCGATAGGGTTGCCCACTTCACTTATGATGACATTTTAGGCCTACCAAATTCTCGTAACCATGTAATAGACACAAGTTTATTTGGAACTTGCGAGGTTGAACTGACGATGTCGGGCAATACTTCTATTAAGGTTGCAAAGGCAGGAAGTGTTACTGGTGCTGCTGTAAATGGTAAAATTGAGAACATCAACGCCAAGATCGACACCGTCGTTAGTGTGTCTCCCCTGTATGTGTCTCTGCTTGCGGAGCGTCTCCAAGTCGATACACCTATCCGCCTCCCCTTCCAGTCCATCGCCACCTCTGTCGTGTCGAACTCAAACAACAACCGTATTACTCTGAACTCCAGTTGCGTCGATGCTATTGTCGTTTGCCCCCTTGCTGCTGATCCTAACGCATTCCTTGCCAACGCTTCCCAGACTGTTCTTAACTCCACTCGTTACAAGTTTAATAGTGGTCGCACTACTGCTGATGCAAACACAGCCACATTTCAGCTGCAGGTTGGCTCTGAGGTCTTCCCTCGCCAACCCCTTCGTATCGATGAGTGTGCCGATCTTACCGTCAATTCCATCTACGGCAACTCTGCAAAATCTACTAACACCTTGTTTGCTGGTCTTGCGGGTGCTGCTGTCTCCACTTATTCTCGTGCTGCTTACCTTGCCGAGAACTGCGTCATCATTCAGAAGTTTATGCTCGGTGAAGAGGGTTGGGCGTCTGGTCTCCTCAGCGGAATCAACTGCAGCGGAGTTTCAACCGACTTTGTCGTCTCCACTTCCAACTTGTCTGCTTACTTGTTCATCGCCGCTCTGATGACTTCCCAGCTGGTGTTCAACCCCGCCACCAGTTCAGTCTCCATCGAGCAGTAAATATAATACAATCCATTTAGGATAATATGTTATTTTTTTAATATCATAACATATTATAAACCACCATGACGAAAGGATTACCAGCCAACTACGCATATTCTACTTGGGTTTTACAATCCAAGCAACCAAAACCAAAGTTTGTTTATGCTCTCAACGAGTATGAAGAGACCGCAAACATATTGGACTACAAATATAAGATAAGCAAACCCCAGAAGCATATCGTTCAGACCACCGAAGCTGCTTATGCCAACTTCGTCACAAAGTCGAAAGAGAGTGTGAAGTCTTTCAACTACTCGAAAGCGGATCAACTCAAAATACAGAATAGCGTTGTGTTGAATCTGCACGATGAATCATCTACGCTTGAGAAGTTGGATAAACTTTATGATGTGCGTGACGGTTACGCAGTTTGAGAAATCCTTAAAATAAAATTAGACCATCTATCGTCTCGCTTTATTTAATCCTCCAAGTAATCAAAACGACACCATAATACCGTCACAGTCTCTATTTTGCCCTGATTTAAACTGATATTGCCTATTTTGGTTAATATATATTGGAATATTGAATATAATAGTGCTTAAAATGGTAATAAAATTAATTTTATTGCGCATTTAAGCAACCTACAGACTGTATATCCAATATTTATATGCCTTTTTCGGTTAAATTAGATTAAATTAGACCTATTCGATAGATTGTGACCATATATGCTCTCATTATTTACTTGATTTGGATAATATTTATATGAGACGATAATCAGTCACATAAATATTATAAGATTATAATTGCTGACGCTTGGAACCGAACTTGTCTGCAGTCTTATCGTATAAATCTTTGAGACTATCTACGATGTAAGTATGTTCTTGGTCTATCTCTCGCATCACACGAAACTTATTGACCTCTGCGTCATGGTGTTCTTTGGGATTCGCATAAATGACACCTATGTTCTCCTCCATGTCTTTTGAGAATGCAGCGAAGTATATGTTCTCCGCCTTGACTGGAAGCGCATGTAACAAGTCGAGAGATTTGGATATGAGAACAATCTTGCCCTTGAAGACTGAGCAGACATTTATGATATGTTTCTTGATTATCGAGTAGGCGAGCATAGCATCGATCGGATTTACACCCGCTGGTGCTTTCGCCAACTCTTCAGCGTCTTTCGGCATCTGAAGAGTTTGGAGCAGACTGTCGCAGTCGATATACACGACCTCTGCATTTGGGAGAGTGAGTTTGGAACACATCGTCGTTGTGCCTTTCAATAAGACGAGACCACGAACACGCTTCGCCAATCGTCGCTTATTATACCAATTTGAAACCCACTCGAAGACTAATGAGGAAGCGGGACTACCAGCAATTGCCGACACCCCACTACCAATTGCGTAAAGGCCAGCACTTTCCATAATAGTAGTTTATAACATATTATAATATAATAATTTACAATATGTTAGTCTAAATCAAATCATACCCTTTGAAATAAGAATAGATTTCAACTGCGCAACCATTCGTTGCTGTTCTACCATCTGCTCTTCAAGTGTCGTGATCTTGGCGATGTCCGCCTCGTTATGCACCGATCGAGCGTCGTCGTGATGCACCTGTTGTATTGTGGCGTCTGCGCTTGGTGCGCTTAGTGGTGGTGGTTGTAATGGTGTTTTGAATGTATATGGTGTGATTGGTTTCGGTGTGTAATAAGGGTCATGCACTTCAACTCTTTCACCGAACCCTAACTTATGTCCTACTAAAGCAATCAAATAGTCGTCATTATTCGCCCAGTTATTATATTCCTCGCCATCAATCGTTACACACTTCATCACAACTGTTCCATCACTATAAAAGCATAATGCTTGGACTTTCGCACTCGTATTAGGTGTTATTGAAATACCTTGTATATCTATAAACCCGCCCGAACTAAACCAATACTTATCAGCCATGTTTAACTATTATACTATTACTATATATTTTATTTTATTAGGTTCTCCTCTTTAACCAAACGACAAATTGACACGGAACACCCGAATATTGATCTCTTTGGGTAGTATGTTGAGAAATAGAAATTGTCCTTATCTCGGGGAATCCTCCTGTCCCGTCCTGCTGACCGCTTTGAATCATACCATTTTGAGTCCATAATCTCTCGCCCGCTGTTATTGGTGTGCCATTTACTGCCCCTACTGTTGTTGAGAACTTTGTCATCACGGGAGCATATGTCGTCGATGTGTAATTTGTCTTATTTATAGTGATGTTGCTACTTAAAAATTGGATACTTGAAGCACTATTATAATTCAAAATGAACCCAAAATAAGGTCCGAGAAATGACTGCATATAATACCCTCCTGGTAATCCGCCAACGACTGGAAAACCATACCCATTATTGGGATTTTCATTCACGAAATCTGCGTCTCCGTGTTTATGGTTTGTCCATGAGCATTTTCCGTTAAAGTAGGAGTTGTATTGTATTGAAAAAAATGTGTAACTATTCTGGGTTCCTGAATTAGCGAAAGTCATATTGATTCGTAGTTCAATATCGTAATCATTTAAATTAACACCTGTGCCTGGTAATGTAATAGTAGTTAATCCACCATTAACCAAAGTAGCGGTTGTGGTATAATGCGGTGCGAATATTGATGCTGATGACGCCCCTGTGCTTGCTAGTGTATATGTTCCAAATCCGTTAGGTGTAATCGTCATGTTGCTTCCTGCGACGAGTTGCCTCACATCTGTTGGCACATCATAAATAACCCAAGTTCTACCTGATGCTCCACCGACAACAGCATAACCAGCAGTTGAACTACACGCCATCGTTATTAGATCTGGGGTTGTTGGCGAACCTAGAAGTGCAGTCGAGTTTGTTATAAATGTCCTACCATAGTCCTCGCTATAGTAGATTCTATCTGCTGAATTAATGAGTTGAAATTGTCCGTTGGCGGACATACAGCAACCGCTTCTGGTGGGTGTTAAAGAATCGGTGCTATTATAAATGTAAGTCTTTCCGTAATCACTCGAGATAAGAATACCCACCGAATGATGTATTGCTGTTACATATTGACCTGTTGCGGAACACATTACCGCATTTAAATTAAATGAACTACCAGTTGCAGGCATCGTAGGCGAGTTCCATGTAACACCATAATTGGTTGAATACATAACTCTTCCTGGTATTGGTGATACTCCACCATAAGAGAACATAGCGAATTGATATTTGCCGTCGGCGGACATAGCAACATCGTTGATGCTTATTCCTGCTACTCCTTGTGTATTTACTTGTTGAGAAGTAAAACCATAGTCATCTGATTTATATATGGTCGCAGTTGCACCACTAACACCAACCAAGATATGCTTCCCATCTTGGGAACAAGCAATTTTGGTATAAGTGCTTCCACCCGATAAGGTTGGGAATGATGTTAAATAATTACCACCACTTCCAAAGGTAGAATAAATCGCATCAAAATAGAACACCCGATATTGTCCGTTAAGATAGTATCTATTTCCAGACCCAGTAATGCAACAACCAGTCAGCGAAAATGATGTAAAGTTTTGATTATACCAATTAACACCCCAATCAACACTTGAGCGTATCCTATCCGTTGCTACGAGTATCTGATATTGACCTGTGCTTGAAACACAACTATCATAATAAGTGTCAGCAGTATTTACATTTGATGTGTTATACAACCAAGAGTATTGTGTATTATACCAGAATGGTTTTGTTGGTAGTGCTGTTGCCGCTGCTATTAACATAGCAGGCTCACTATCATTTGGTGATGTGGTTGCACTAATAGTAACTGTTCCTGATGAGTTTGCTACTGAAATGCCTGTTCCTGGATTGATACTCTTCACATTCCAGCCCGTGATCGCCGTTGGTGCGATTGTGCCAACACTCGTGATATTATTACCATTCATGTTGATTGAAGTCGAGGCGGTATTTCCTGCGGTTAATACCTGTGCTAGTGTGCTTGCACCAGTAGAATTGATCGATGTTGAGAGATGTGATAATGCCCCATCTTGAAAACTCAAGACGAAACTATGACCGCCTGTGCTTCCGCTGGGTTGGATAAAGAATGGTTCAAGTTGGATTTTCGAATAATCAGTAAAATCACTAATATCATAGGAACTAAAAGAGAAGGGCATTTCTAATTGATATATCGTAGATACTCCATTAGTCAGGGTTGTTTTGTTTGTTGTTCCATTATAAATGAGTGTTTTTGTTGTCGCCGCAAGTTTATATACAATATCCGTATCGCTACGCATTAGTGCCTGACGCATTTGCGAAATATTCATAAAATTATCAGTTAATACCAATTTGAAAGAATACGATGTTAGAGTAAATGCATCTATCGTAACTCCTCCTGAAGCAGTAAATGTTCTGTCGGCAATCGTGTTGCCGAGTGCTGCGTTTTGTGTTGGGAAGGTGTATAGTGTTGTCCCAGCATTATTAACCATCGAAAGCGTCAGCGTAATCAACTCCGCCTCTGTTGGTGATGATATAGTTTGCAGTTGTGGAATGACAACTTGATATAGCGTGATACTCATATCATTCACAGGCACAGGGATTGGTTTCGTATATAGGGTTTGGTAATTAGTCGTGTTGCTTCCTGATGTGTATATCAGGGATTTATCAACTATGAACTGGGTTGATGGTGTCGCCCTTTCTACGATATGGTAGAGTTTGGAATACAGAAAAGATGCTTGATTGGCGGTCAATAGACCAAATAAGTCAGCAGTATAACTACCCGATAAAATGAGATTTGCCGAACCTAGTATATATCCAGACTTGAACTCACCCATAGCATAATCAACATTTGCGGTGTAAGCATTTCTCGTGATTGTCGTTTTTGCAGTTGAAGTATAGGTTGTTGTCAAAGTGTTAGTGGGTGATGTGTTTGTAACCGATGTTGCGTTGGTTAGAATGAAGGTTGTTCCGCCTCCACTACCACCGCCACCACTACCGCTGCTATTAATAGTATATACACCTGCGTTGCTGGATATTGAAATACCTGATCCTGCCCCTAGTTCTTTGACATTCCACCCAGTAATTGCGGTTGGAACAAGTGTGGTTACATTTATAGATGGCGTGGTTATATTATCATGGTTAATTCTGGTCACACTTCCTGCATCTTTACATACCTTAATACCATCGGCGAGTTGCGTTTGATCTACAATTAGTTTTGTTGTCGCATCATATCGGTTTGCGGTTGTGGCAGCATTTCCAATTTGCACCTGTGATGTTGCTTGCGAGTTTAGAACATTCAGCGCATCATGGGCGTTGGATTGGAGTTTGCCTGTTCCGACCCTGAGTTTGATTGGGCCACCTGTCGTGTTGCTTATACGGAGTTGCGACCCATCAGCACCTGATCCAGCAATTAATTCTACATCATTATTGGAAATTTTTAGAGCATTAACATTATCCATCGCCTCTGTAAGTGCCCAGTTGATATTGCTTGGACTGATGTTGTTTGCTTTGAGAAGTATCTCACCATTAAATGTCTGCATTTTAATATCGCCCAATAAAGTTGTTTTCGAAATATGCCCCTTAGCAAGGAATGTTCCCTCTTTAGGGACTATATCAATACCGATTTCCGTATCAAAAACAGTAAGTGTTTTCAGTTTTGCTCCCTTCGTTGTTTCCAATTCTCCATTTTTGATTAGACCACCTGCCTCCTCGACTGCTTTCAAAGACCACA